CTTCCTCTTCTTCTGCCTCTTCTTCCGTCTCCGCCTCTTCTTCCGCCTCCCCCTCTTCTTCTTCTGACTCTGCCTCTTCTTCTGATTCCGCCTCTTCTTCTGACTCTGCCTCCTCTTCAGACTCTGCCTCTTCTTCTGACTCCGCCTCTTCTTCTGACTCTGATTCAAGTTCTTCTTTACATTCTTCAGATTCTTCTTCAGATTCTTCTTCAGATTCTAGTGGGTCTGCTAAGAGTTTCTCATCAGTATCAGAATCTCAAGCACAACTCATTGGCGTCGGGTAATGTGTTGTAACGAAAAAATAACGACTATGAAGAACCTAACTGACTGGTTTGATCGCGTTTACGTGATCAACTGCGCCCATAGACCAGACCGTCTTGAAGAGACGAAGAAGCATCTTGAAGAGACTAGGATGGCGGACAACGACAAGGTCCACTATTATCCTGCTATAATCGGTGACTGGGTAACTCATCCTGCCGATTGGGGTTCCGGTAGAGGGGCGTGGGGTTGTCTGCGTTCTCACCAAAGAATTCTGGAAGATGTCCTCCACGCTAGAGATGATCGTCATATGATGACTTTAAATAATGTTTTGATACTGGAAGACGATGTCATATTCAAAGAAGACTCTTTAGAGAAGCTTAACGAGTTTATGGAAGATGTGCCGGAGGATTGGGGGCAGATTTATTTAGGTGGCCAGCACCGCAGGACTCCTAAAGATACAGACATCCCTAATGTTAGAATTGGTAATTCTATTAACCGGACACACGCACACGCAATCAACGGGTCTTCAATAACAGCAGTCTACAGACACATATCTTATGCGACGGACTACCGGAATACTAACAAGCACGTTGACCACCAACTTGAAGTAGCGCATCGACGTAAGGACTGGCCCGTTTACTGCCCGAAAGAGTGGATCGCAGGCCAGAGAGCTGGTTCGTCGAATATCAGTGGCAAAACAAACGACACACAATTTTGGTAGGGTGAATGAAGAAGAGATAAACGATAAGTCTTATAAGCTCTATTGCTATTGGGAAGGGGGAGATCGGCATTGGTTTTACGACCTGTGCTGGCAGACTACTAAACGCCACAACCCCGACGCCGTCTTGATAGGAAGAGAGGATGTGCAAGATTTATTCGGCCCACTTCCGAAAGTTCTTGAAAAAGCCTACCTTACGCACCGAGTGGATTGGATTCGCAAGAAGTTCATCTCTACTGTGGGTGGGGCTTGGGTGGATATGGACTATATTTGTTGGTCCGATCTTTCTTGGCTTACCGAGATGGCTCGCGGATTCGACTTCGTCGGATACAAAGAGTGGGGTGGGGGCTGGATGGATAATTTTTTTGCTGGGAGATCTGGTTCTAAGGTTATCCGTGAATCAGCGGGCTTCGCACTGGATGCGCTTAATCAAAAGGACGGCGCAATCGGGTGGCTGGAAGCAGCTACTGATGCAGTTCGGAAGTCCCTTGATAATAATGGCTGGGGGCAGTGGATCGAGCTGCCTACGCACTTAGTTACCCCAATTAATTGCATGGATGTTGATATGTGGGGGTCGGGTGGGTCCGACGATGAGGTGGGCAACTACAACTCTTGGGGTGTTATAGCATCGCGCCATGCACTGACAGAACTCATTGATCGATTCGACGGGCCGGACGATCTTCTTGCTAGTGACACCCGTCTCGGAGCCTGCCTACGCCGTGGCCTAGGATTACCCCCTATTTCTCAGTGATTGACTTTACTTTAGCCTAATTGTAAGGTTATCCCATGCCAGCTTTGACCGTAAAGGCCGTAACTAAAGCCTTATCTGAATACGTCCGGCCTGACGAAGACCTTGTAGCCAAGCTGAACTTAGTCATGCCCCGCCTCTACGCGATGGGGATGTGGAAGGATCTACTCTATGACTGGTCTATTGAGACTACGAACGATTATTTCGCGTTGCCTGAGCATTCTGAGAGCCTTTTAGGGGCTATGCTAGAGGATTCTCCGGTAGAAGCCCGTTCTCAGTGGCATGATTACCGGATCGGGGGCTATGCGAAAGCTGGTCCTTCGCCTATTTTCGGCGTTGTTGACGACGGTTATCACCCTTCTAAAGAAGACTTACGCACCCCCACTAATTCAGATGTTTATGAAATAGTAATTCGGGCTGTTGCTCCCGCTACGTCACTCCCTTCTGATGGGAAGATTGTAGTGGAAAGTACAAAATCTGATGGAACAAAAGTAAGTAATAGTGTGGATTTGGGGGCTTACGGCGCTGGATGGTCTGCTGCTACTATAACGAAAGTAAACGAAATTTCGTTCTCTGATATCCACGATAGCGTAGAAGTATACGCTTCTAATCAGGATGACAACTCTGAAATAGTTTTAGCCGTAGTCAAAGGCGACGGCGTAGCCCGTTACCGCCGATTCCGGTTTAGTAATCCCTCCGCTGAGGTAAAGAACATTAAGCTTCTACTCAAGCGGTCGTGGGAGCCTGTCCTTGTTCAAGACGACCTAATCTATCTAGGTAACTTAAACGCTATTAAACACGGCCTTTTAGGCATGCTAGCAGAGGACAACGCTGATTTAGAACGCGCTCAATATCACTGGACGATCTGTCAAAAGCTTCTGGACGAAGAGCTAGACGCCGCCAGAGGAGCCGCCAAACCACGAGTTTCTTTAGATCCATCAGGATCTGGGTCTACCATCCCCAACATAATGTAAAATGTTACAACACATCACCCACCCAATATCCGGTATCGTCGGCTCTGCCGTTGCCTTCATGTCTACTTTACCAGAAGATCTGGATATGGGCATCCAACTTCTCTCGACTTTTCTCGGCTTGATTATCGCTATCCTCTCTGCTATAACGGCAGTTGAAAAATTTAAAAACCGCAAGAAATGATTAGTTACATCTTAGAAAACAAGGACGAACTCTTCGGAATCGTCACTGCCGTCATCGCAGCCGCATCAGCAATCGCTGCCCTTACACCTACGCCGAAGGATGATACATTCATCGGTAAGGCTTATAAGGTCATCGACTGGCTCGCGCTTAACGTGTTCAAGGCTAAGGACAAGTGATTAACTCGTTTACAGAAAGCGTAGAGAAGGCACTTAAAGCTGCCGCTAAAAAAACCGCTAAAGCGGATGCTAAGTTTGATCCTGAAGGGAGTGAGTATGATTATGCTACTGCTAAGGCTCACGGTTTGAAACCAGACAAAACTGGACACTGGCCAAGCAGAAGCCCTAAAGATGGTAGGTTACTAAAAGGACGTCGCCACAAAACGTGGCATATGACAGAAAAAGGGGAGAAGGAAGCAGGATACAGCATATATAAAGACCCTAAATCTGGTTTTTATTTCTCTAAAGAGAAGAAATGATCAAATTACTCACTGAGCTGATTAAAGCATACGTAGCTACCCTTAACTGGAAAAGAAGAAGATACATTTATGAACTGGAAGATGAAATCGACGATCTCGCTGCTGACGGCTCTCCTGCTGCCAAGCTGCGTATCGAAAGGTTATCGCGACGCCTCCGCTTTGAACAGAAGTGCGCTCTACGATCCACCAACAATCACCTTGATTGAGGGAGCTGAGTATCAGTTTAAGGAAGGCATCTTCGTCGGTGATGGTCAGAAATTCCATAGCGACTACAGCTACCGACGCGCCATCATTATCTCGAAATGAAGCCAAGCGAAATACTCGACAAGATTTTAGAATTAGTAGCCGCTTACAGAGTGGCTAAAGCTTTACGACGTAAAAAAGTCAAGAAGCTCAAGAAGGTCGCTATTTGTGTCGGACACAGCCGGATCGGAGATAAAGGCGCAAACTCTGTCGGGGGTGTGGATGAGTGGACTTACAACAAGAAGGTCGCAGACCTGTTGCAGAACCACCTACGTCATCAAGGCATCCATTCGGTTGTCTTTGACGACTACCCGTCAGAGGGCTACGGACGTGCGATGGATTGGATTGCACAGAGCGTAGCAAAAGAAAAATGCGACATTGCGATTGAGCTGCATTTTAACAGTTACTCCAGCTCTAAGGCTGAGGGATACGAATACCTGTACTACCACACCAGCAACAACGGGCGTCGTTTGGCTGAGTGTTTTAGTAAAGCGCAATCCGAAACTTTTAAGGTGCAGAAAAATAGGGGCGTAAAAGCAATCGAGTCTGACGGTCGTGGGGCCGGATTCTTGCGGAGCGTCCCACCACCTGCCGTAATATGTGAGCCTTTCTTCGGCAGTTCCCCGAAGGAATGGATTCTTTTTGACGCAAAGCACTCACTACTAGCCGACGTATACGCACAAGCGATTGTCGAATACTTTAACAACGCATGAGAAACTACCGAAAAGAATACGACAACTACCAAGGTAAACCGGAACAGAAAAAGAATCGGGCTAGCCGTAATGGCGCACGTCGAAAGATGAAGAAGCTTTTAGGTAAGAAGGTAAACGGCAAAGACGTTGACCACAAGGACGGGAATCCAAAAAACAACTCACGTAAAAATTTAAGATTACTCAGTAAATCAAGAAACAGATCTAAGAAGTGAAATCGCTAAAATCAGTCATGATCGCTGGTCAGCGGATCAAGATCCAAAAGGCTGAGTTAGAAGATTGTTACGGACAATACCTACACGAAAAACGAATAATCCAGTTACACAAGAAACTACCAGAAAACGAAATCATACCGACCTTACGTCATGAAATGTTACACGCCGCCTTCCATATCTCAGGCATCTCGTTCTGCGAGAGTTTTCAGGAAGAAGCCTGTATCAGATGCATCGATGAGGTTTTCTTTCCAGCTTACGAACGAATCCTTAAACGATTAAAATGAAAAAGAAATCAAGAGTTAATGAAGCGGGCAACTACACAAAGCCTACAATGCGGAAGCGTTTGTTTAATTCAATCAAAGCAGGGACAAAAGGCGGTAGAGCCGGACAATGGTCAGCCCGCAAAGCACAGTTACTAGCAGCAAGATATAAAAAAGCAGGAGGAGGATACAGAGACTAATGAAACAATTCAAACCACACATGATGTATGATAAGTCCGGTAAGGGCTATAAAGCGAACACCTACGAACAACACTTAGCTATGAAGAAAAAAGGATACGGACACGAAAAGCCAGCAAGTAAACCATCAACTAAGTCTTCTACTAAAAAGAAGGCTAAAAAGATCATCCGCAAACGCTCCGGTTACTAATGCCAAAACGTAGGTCACAGAGATCTCTCGACAATTGGACGCGGGAGAAATGGGGAACCAAATCCGGTAAACCGTCTTTGGAGACAGGTGAACGGTATTTGCCAAAAGCTGCGCGTGAAGCTTTAACCGACGAAGAGTATGCCCGAACTAGTCAGAAGAAAAGAGAAGGCATGAAGGCAGGTAAACAACACGTTAAGCAACCTAAAGGTATCGCGGAGAAGACCGCGAAGCATAGAAAAACGGCTAAGATTCTGAAGAACATACGCCGTAGAAAAGGTAAATTTTGAGTCGTTTCATACTCTACAAACCTACACCAGAAGATGTCGCTGAAGCGTGCCGTAGATCTGACGCCTTAGGAAATCTCAGGACATCGTTCACTAACGGTAAAGGAAACATGACTGGCTTCTTAGGTGAGGTCGCTTTTGAAAAAACTTTTAAACAGTTTAATTATGTTGGCGATAAGTCCTACACTCACGACTACGAATATAAAGGTCTGAAGGTTGACGTTAAGGCTAAGAGCTGCAACACCCCACCTAAGCTAAACTATAATGCTTCCGTTGTCAGGACGAGGTTCAGTAAGTTTGAAGCTGACGTATACTTCTTCATGCGAGTCCACAAAGGTCTGCGGAAGGTATGGCTCTGCGGATGGTCTCCTAAGAAGTCCATTATACACAAGAAACGATTTAACGAGAAAGGCGAGCGCGACGCCGACGGATTTCGATTCAAAGCTGACGGCTACAACATAGAGATCAAGAGAACTCGTCGGCCTGATGCGTTCGAGTCACTCCTCATCCGGCGGTAGGCAGTTGTGGTGGATGTGGCCCGTCTTTTTATAGACGGGCCTTATACCATTGGGAGCTACGAAATCTACAAACTCACTGAGAGGGGCGTCCATGTAGGCATCAACGACTGATGGATCTCCTCCGATTTGTTCGAGAATTTGCCGAAGTTCCATCCAGAACTCACCGCAAAGTTCCTGCCTCCTGATCTGAAGATCTTCGTTTGTCATCCGCTGTATAACCTATATCGTAAATCTCACTCAGGTCAATGCTCCACAATTTACCGCCGCCTTGTCCTTTAGAATTAATGGGTCTGATGTTACTGTTGACTGCTCCAGCTTCCTCAAGAACTGACATCCCACGCCTGATAAACTCTAGGTTATTAGACATACCAACATTCCGACCATCGTTAAACGCGTGGATCGCAACTTGAAACTCGGTTAGAGTTCCTGACCACGTCTTAAGTTCAGGTGCGCTATTACGACACCTCTTGCAGAAGAACTCAACAAGTTCGGCTACGGTGCTTCGGTAACTGTTGTCATATGCTGCATCAGCAATCAATGGCTCGATGTAGCTCTGGACGCCAAACCGACCAACGTCTTCAACTTCAGGGTGGACTTTATAATCCATCAAGAACGTAGCAAAGTGAGGTAACTCGTCTTCGATAGTTGCTTCAAGCTGGTAGTTAGGTGGGAACGATGTCGTTGATGACTCTGATATCAGCAGAGCCATAAGCTTATCTCGGTTACTAGAATCAAGTGATGGTATTACTGACAGTGAGTTAGCGTCCATGTTCAGAGACAGCACAACACGACCTGTCCAGGGCACTGATAAAGCGTCAGCATACTTGGCCTGATATTCGACTCTCGGATTAGCCACCGCACGCTTCAACAGCTCAGTTGCACGTCTTTGGTCTTGAAAGCTGGCTGCTGAGGTCGTATCGTCGATCACCCAAGATGCGACACGACCTAAGTCTTTGTTGAATTTTGTGTGACCCCCTAAGTAGTCACTCGCATCAGCAAAACCCCCCACGAGTCCGCTAATAACTTTGTTACTCAACAATGACTTGCCGCGACCTGTTGGTCCGACCAGCAGCAAAGCTTGCCCCTGTAAAGGCTTTCTTTCTACAACAGCGTAGTAAAACCTCTTCATCCATGCGTAGAAGTATTCTATAGAATCATGCTTGCTATTGTTTACGAAAAGTTGATTGAACCAATTGTGGAGGAAAGGCCAGTTGGAGGGGTCTCCATCTGCTGCTGCGTCCACCGGACATAGCGTAGAGCAGTTCAGAATCCGACTACCGTTATACGATACAACACGGTCGCTTGAAAACACTACTGGTGCGATCTCATCAATCCTGTTGTTGTTACTGATTACCAGCACAGCGTTTTCTACTTCACTAATACTCTGGCCACGCCTAACTCTCACAGAAAAACCTGCCTGACGTAGCTCTAATAAAAGCTGATCTTTAGGTATAGAGACTGCGTTTCCGTATAGGAGCTTAAAGAATGTCTTACCGTTAAACCAATACTCGTCTAATAGGGTAGCAAGTTTCTGGGTCTCGTAATCCTTAACAAATGCCCCACCGAATATATCGGACCAACTCATGAATCCTTTACCAGCTCTGTCGCTATAACAGACCATTCCATCTTCCACAACTTGACATCCTTCACGGTCAATACCGTCATCGATCCAGAATAAGGGTCCACGCGCTCCGACTTCAAATTCACCGAACCAGCGATTCGGGAATCGGGATTCAACCTCTTTGGCAACCACATCGATTGGGATACACGTTTCGGCAGACTCTGGCGGTTTGGATTCCGCTGCCTTCGCTATAGCCGCAAAAACGATTGAGTCTGGAAGTTTGTTACCGTGTGGTTGCCAATCCACTCCTAATTCAAAGTACTGGTTTGGTCGGAATGATGACTTATCAAATCCAGCAAACAAGCTAGAAGCTTTAACAAGTTTATCTATTGCCATCACGAAAGCCTCATACATTGATGGGTCCACAGGAATTGGGTTCTCAAACTCCCATACTAGTCTAAGGTAATCGCTCTGAGTTCTCGATGACCATGTTGGTAAAGGGCTGCTGTTACATGCTGTTCCTAGATTAGCTTGGAAGGTATCCCATTTAACAGGGGCGTCGTAGTCCGCAACTATCCCGTGAACTATGTGGACAGGGTTATCAGATGTTACTCTTTTAGAAGGAGTTCGTCCTTCTACACACGAATAAAACACATGTTTTGTGTTTATGTTGCTACACCAATCTCGGTATAGAGCTTTGTTCTTAAACGCTGGCTTCTTTGATTTTACTTGGCTCAAGTCTTCTACTTTTGAAGTCTTTGAGTCTCTCAGGTTCTTTAATGTTCGATAGGTCATTATTTTGTATATTTATTTAAGATTTCTCCTTCTGCATCTAGCGGAATGTCGGGTATCCATTCTGGTGGGGTAGACATGATTTTAATAATTTTGTTTAGGGTTTCGTCTGCTATCTCTTCGTCACACTCGCAGACAACTTCATCGTGGACGTGAAAAATTATGTTGATGCCAGCTCTCTCAATCTGGAGCATCATATGACTAAATATATCACGGGCTAAAGCTTGTGAAGCATTTTCTGCTAGGATACCTCCCCAAAGAGTAATATGCCGCTTTCTGCCGTTGCGGTTTACTGTTACTTGATACCTAGAGCGTCCAGTATCTTCATCGTATTGCTGTAAAACAAAACCATAATTTAGAACTCTACCGGACGGTAACTCAAGCTTCAACTTAATGTCTTCATTACTCCGTAATGCTACGCTATCTGACATTAGCCCTAGACCAATTAACTTTGAATCGTAATCACCCCAAAGTTCAGGTACTTTAGAGATCTTTTCGCGATACAAATTTACAGCCTCCTTAGCCTCTTTCTTGGGCATGTTATACATCTGAGCAAACTTTTTGTAACCTGCCCCATACCCACAACCCAACACAAGAGCTTTGACTTTGTGACGTAACTTAGCGTCTTCTTTTTTAAGAACACCTTTGTCAGAGGACCACAACCCAAATTGAATTGCGAACGCCTCGTATATATCATCAGATGCTGCTATAGCGTCCATAGTCTCCCTATCTTTAGCTAGCCAACATAATGTGCGGACTTCAATCTGCGAAAGATCGACAACGACTAATTTCTTCCCTTTAGGTGCGGTAATGAGTTTTCTCATGTTCACACCAAACATCTCCTCTCGCGGTAAATTCTGTAGATTAAGGTTCCCTCCACTACCGCTGAATCGTCCGGTGTGTCCGCCGAAATACATGAGACCACCGTAGTAGCGGTCGTCTGGCATTGTGGCGTAATCAAAGCTATCTAGTTTCTTCTTAATCGAATTAATACGCCGCCAATTAGAAACTGCTTCTACCCATGCATAAGATCTACCGTGTTTTTTAATCCACTCTTGTGCATCTTTGTCAGTTTTAGCGAGTGATGCTGGTGGCTCAATTCCAATCTTGTGGCATTCCTCGTCGAATGCTTTCCGACTTAGTAGTGGTTTCTCACCAGCCCAAGGAATAGCCTTTTCCGCTTGAAACAAACGCTCATTAATTGTTTCTCTCGCTTCTTTAAGCGCGTCAATATCGATAGGGATGCCTCGCTGGACTACCCGTCGGTTCATGTTACTTATACTACGCTCGAAGTCAGACCATCTAGGTGAGTATTCCTGCCAAAGTTTAAGACATAGCTCTGAGTCTTTTAATGCGTATTCAAGAACTTCCTTACGAAACTCTTCAGACATACCCGTCCATGTCTTACCTGACATGTTGTCGCGAGTAGTTTTCTCGACCTCTATTCCGAAAGCTTGAGCTGTAGCTCCCTTTAGTGATCTAGGTAAGCCACATGCCGCAGCCATATCAGCGGTGCAATACCATGCCGCAGGCTTTACCTCTGGCCACCAGTTGCAAGTAACACCATACAGGTAAAGTGTTTCATCAAACGATGCGTTGTGGGACAGGACAATATTGCCGTTAAGCAGGTTCCAGTCAAAATCTTCAGGGTGGCCAACGAACTCGTAGCCGTTGTCACCGACGACACTCACCATATAAGCGTCAAAGTCATAGTGGGAAAAGTATCCTAGC